ATGGTGACTCGGCTCAGTTTAAAGATACGGTAAATCAAGAGCTTATGTCTCGAGCGATGGATCATATTAAGATTCAAAAGATCGCTCAGGGTCAAGCTTTCTTTGATGATCAAGAAGCCGAAGCCGAAGTCGAACCCGAACTTGAAGTACAGGATGAAACTGACCCAGAAGTTTCGGAGGAACAACCCGATGAAGAAGTTTAAAGACTTATTCGAAGAAAGCCCAGCTAAAGATTATGTGGGTGATGGCGAGAGTCAAAAAGATTATCAAGCAGCAGGATCCGATGAACAAAAGTTTAAGGATCTTCACATTACGCATAACTCTCATCTCGTAATGCCAAAAGAACATCCTGTAGCGCCGGATTACGTTTTCACTGGCGAAAGACCGGGTGGAAAGAAAGGCGATGAGGGCGAAGATCACAAAGGTAGTAATAAAGTACCTGGTGAGGCAATTCTCAAAACATATAAAGACTTTGTTTCGAGCGGTAAGTCTGCCGCTGGCGATAAAGCTCCTGTAATGCAAGGATCATCTAAGGTCAAGGAAGAAGTTGAACTCGATGAGAGCGATAGCTATTATGCAATGGTAGCTGCTAAAGAGAAGGCCAAAAAGATGGGTAAGGTCTGGGCCAGGATGGGACAGGCTGAAAAAGATGCTTTGGTTAAGCCAGAAATGTTAAGGCGTGGTTATAAACAAGATCCTCGCAGCGGTCGTTTCCATAAAGAAGAAGTCGAGTACTTCGATGAAGCATTCAAGAAAGGAATGTTAAAGCTGAAGGACGGTAAGAGCATTAAGATCGATGAGAAAACGGCAAAGATGCTCAACAATGCCATGAAACAACTTAACACATCTAATCGCAAAAAGATGGAAGCCGAAGCAATGAAAGATAAGAAGTCTTTCGATGCGATGGTAACCTTTGCGAAAGCAGCAGCTTAAGGAGTGAGAGATGCCAGATCAAACAGATAAATTTAAGTTCTTTCCTGCAACATTCGAGGGTCCTGCTACGAAAGCTTTTGCCATTACATCGAATGAAAGTGCTAACCTTGCATTTACAACACGAGCTGTGTATGTTGGTTCAACAGGCAACTTAGTTGTCGAGATGGCAGATGACGCATCCGGAACAACAACCACTTTCACTGCAGTTCCAGCGGGAACGACTTTGCCGATTCGTATTCGTAAAGTTCGCACTGTAGGTACAGCAAACTCAGTAGTAGGTATGTACTAGACAGGGCTATGTCATGCAAATTGGATTTCAAGTAGGTACAGCATCTTCCGTCATAGCCTGCCAACCGCACATTTATAGTGGTGGCGGAGGCGGCGGTGGTGCCAGTGATGCACACTGGGACAATGTAGTTTTATTGCTTCTTGGAAACGGTGATGATGAAGGTACCGTATTTACAGATCTTTCTGACAGTCCACATACAGTCACTAGACAAGGAACCGGTGTAACAACATCAACCGATCAGAAAAAAGAAGGCACTGCATCTTTTCAATTTACCTCAACAGTAAACAGCTATCTGAAAATCGCTGATAGCTCAGATTTTGATTTTGGTACCGGTGACTTTACGATTGAAATGTGGGTTTACATGCAGCAAGGTGGCCATACATCAAACTATATATCAAAGTCCCAAGGTAATGGTGTAGGATACATGTTTGGTATGTACAATAATAAATTAGAGTGGGTTTGGATAAACAACAATACGAGCACAGATACTGTTCCAAAAAATCAATGGGTTCATGTTGCTATATCTCGTAATGGCACCACTGGACGTATGTTTATAGATGGAACAGAAGATTCGGGTGGTTCTTGGACTTTGAATGGCGCGGCAGACGGAAGCGCCCATGAGGTTCGTATCGGACATCATACAGCTTTAGCTGGTTCTGGATATAATTTCTTTGGATTCATGGACGGCATTAGGGTCACAAAAGGTGTAGGTAGATATACTTCAAACTTTACTCCACCAACTGAATATCCAACCCAATAGAAGAGCAGGGTAGTATTATTATAAATATAAATAAAGAATTTTGGAGTTAAAGCCATGAAACTTATCACTGAAATGATCGAATCCGATGTTCAGTTCATTACCGAAGCCAAGGAAGACGGTGGTAAGAACTACTTCATCGAAGGCGTTTTCATGCAGGGAGAAATTAAGAACCGCAACGGTCGTAAGTATCCCATCAATACACTTCTAAAAGAAGTAAAGCGTTACAATAAAGAATACGTCGAGCAGAACCGAGCATACGGTGAACTCGGCCACCCACAGGGTCCTACGATTAACCTTGAGCGCGTATCTCACATGATTAAAGAACTGTACCAGGATGGCAACAACATCATGGGTAAAGCAAAGATCATGGCCGAGACACCAATGGGTAAGATCGTAAAGAATCTCATGGATGAAGGAGCCAAGCTTGGCGTTTCTTCAAGGGGTATGGGTACTTTAAAACAGGATAGAGATGGAACGAATGTTGTTTCATCAGATTTTCAGTTGGCAACTGCTGCTGATATCGTAGCCGATCCATCCGCACCGGATGCATTCGTTGAAGGTGTTATGGAAGGAGTTGAATGGCTGCAAGTCGACGATCGTTGGGTTCCTCAGTATATCGAGAAAACTCAACAGGAGATCAGAAAAGCATCAAGAGCGGAACTCCAGGAAGCTAAGGTCGCGGCCTTTGCGAAGTTCTTGAAGCAACTCTAAAAGATGGCGATATTATAAATAAATGGAAATTGACTTATTCAATAAGGAGATTAAACAGATGTCCGAACAAGACCTACAAGTAATGGAGGACGCTGAGGAGGTTCTTGAAACTCCTGAAGAGATTTCACAAGATGAAGATCTTTTAGAGTTCAAGGCTGACGGCGAAGACTCCGAAGTCGCGGATCCAGTTGGAGCCAAGACTGACGAAAAGCCAAAAGGTAAAGGCGATCCAATGCCTAAGACCAAGATGGCGATGATTAATGCCATGATGAAAGATATGAATGGCATGAAAAAAGCTGAGCTCGCAGCTATGTATAGTAAAATGCATGGCGAGGAAGTTGAGGCCGATGACGAAGTTATCGATGAAGCCGAGGCTGCTCCTAAAGAACTCGCAACCATCACTGCAGCTGATATTAACATCCAAGATGATGTTGATGCAATGCTGAATGGTTCTGACCTTGACGAAGAATTTAAAGAAAAGGTTGCCACCATTTTCGAAGCGGCTGTCGTATCTAAAATTAACGAGCAGATCGAGAAGCTTGCTGTTGAAGCAGAATCCGATGTTGAAGCTGCTCGTACTGAAACAATCGATGAACTGACCGAGAAGGTCGACTCGTATCTGGACTATGTTGTTCAGGAATGGGCCGATGAGAATAAGCTCGCCATTGAGAAAGGTGTTCGTGCCGATATGGTCGAAGACTTCCTTGGCGGACTTAAAGGTCTGTTCGAAGAGCACTATGTTGACATTCCGGAAGAGAAGGTCGATGTTGTGGAAGAACTTATCGCTAAAGTAGATGAGCTTGAGTCTAAGCTCACCGAGCAAACCGATAAGAGTGTTGATCTCTTGAACAAAGTGAAAGAGTTCGAGAAGGATCAAACTTTTGCTGAAGCTACGGATGGTCTCACCGATACACAGGTTGAGAAACTTCGCAGTCTTGCAGAGGGAATTGATTTCTCTTCAATCGAAGACTTCCATAAAAAAGTCGGAATGTTGAAGACACAATATTTTGATATTGATGAAACTACCCAAGCGGTTATCGTCGATGATGAAGATGGTCCTATTTCTCTTGAAGAAGAGAAGGATGGCCCGACCGGTGCCATGGCAGTCTACATGAGTGCCATCTCACAGTCTGCTAGAAAATAATGATTTTATAAATAATATGAAGGCTGAAATTTTACAGTAAGGAGAAACAAAAAATGTTCCTATCTGAAGAACTACAGAAGAAGTGGCAGCCAGTCATTGAGCATCCCGACCTCGGAGAGATTAAGGATACTCATCGTCGAGCCGTCACAGCAACTCTTCTCGAAAACCAAGAGAAGGCTTCACGCGAATCCGCTATGGGTTCGGGTGGTTACGCAATGCCTACTCTACTTGGCGAAGCGGCGCCAACCAACGCTATGGGCTCCTCGAGCTCCACAGCTTCGGACGGTGCTGTTGATATCTTCGACCCAGTGCTTATCAGCCTGGTTCGTCGTTCTATGCCAAACCTCATCGCATATGATATTTGCGGTGTCCAACCAATGTCTGGTCCTACGGGTCTCATCTTCGCGATGCGTCCTCGTTTCACCAGTCAAGCTGGCAGCGAAGCGCTGTACAACGAAGCAACAACTACTTACTCTGCTTCTTCGAACAACGCTGTTGGTGGTGCTAACATCAAGAATGTTTATGACACCTCCGGGTTTGCCACTGTTCAGGCTGGTTCCGATCCAACGGATCGTGCTTCTGGTTCTGGATATACCGTTGCCACTGGTGCTTCAACAGCTACTGCTGAAGCTTTCGGTGATGCCACCACGAACGAGATTTCGGAAATGGCATTCAGCATCGAGAAGGTTGCCGTAACGGCCGTCTCTCGCGCGCTGAAAGCGGAGTACACCATGGAATTGGCTCAAGATCTTAAAGCCATCCACGGTCTCGACGCTGAAACCGAACTCAGCAACATCTTGTCTGCTGAGATCCTCGCTGAAATCAACCGCGAAGTTGTTCGTACGATCAACTACACGGCTACAGCAGGTGCCCAGGACAACACGACAACGGCCGGTACTTTCGACCTCGACGTCGATGCCAACGGTCGCTGGAGCGTTGAGCGGTTCAAGGGTCTGGTCTTCCAGATTGAGCGTGAAGCCAATCAGATTGCCAAGTCCACTCGCCGCGGCAAAGGTAACGTAATGATCTGTGGTTCGGATGTTGCATCCGCTCTTCAGATGGCCGGTGTTCTCGATTATACACCTGCTCTTAGCGCCAACCTGAATGTTGATGATACAGGCAACACGTTTGCTGGTGTTCTCAACGGTCGGACTAAGGTTTACGTTGATCCGTACTTCTCCTCCGCTGGTGGAGATCAGTACGTTACGGTTGGTTACAAAGGAGCTTCCGCGTTTGATGCCGGATTGTTCTACTGCCCATACGTTCCTCTACAGATGGTTCGTGCGGTCGGCGAGAATACGTTCCAGCCGAAAATCGGATTTAAGACTCGCTACGGTATGGTCGCCAATCCGTTCGCTACAACTGCCGCTGACGGCGCGATTTCTTCTCAAAAGAAGAACATCTACTACCGCATCGTCACGGTTAGCAATCTTATGTAATAAGCCGCCCCGGCGTATAACAAAAAAAGATTGTTACAAACTTGAGAGGGACTTCGGTCCCTCTCTTTTTTTGTCTGTATGGTTTATATAAATAGTAGGTTATGTGGATACGAAAGAACTTAGTTACACTCGACATTACATATTATATGCCGGATTACACTGAGATCGTTCAGCAGTTTATTTGGCAGACAAAAGACGTCACACCCGAATTACCAAGGGTACATAAGTTCTTAAACTTTTGGCATCATAATATTGATGCAGTCATAAAGGATGTACAGGTTGCTTATTCAGAAAAACCCGGCGACTATAGAGCAGCCGAGATCATAAAAGAGATTAAAACATGGCAGTAATCACAAACACATTTGTAGAAGATACATCAGCAACTGTTACTGATAACATCAACTTCTTATCTCCACTTGGTTTTAGATTCGTAATGAATCGCGCGCCTAACCTCGAGTACTTCTGTCAGGCTGCAGCATTACCAACGATTTCAATGAACGAGATACTACAAGCAAACCCAATAGGTGCTCTCCCACGCTTTGGAGATAGGATTACATACGAACCCTTCAACTTAAGATTCAGAGTTGATGAGGATATGAATAACTATCTTGAGATACACGATTGGTTGGTATCCATCGGCCATCCAGAAAAACTCGCACAGTTTAATGATGTAAAGGAAAAGGTATCGGATGGTTCCATTCTGATACTTACATCAAATAGTAATCCTCATATTAGGGTAGCCTTTGAGGACATGTTCCCTTTATCATTAACACCGTTGCAGTTCGATGTCACTCAGACAGATATTGAATACCTCGAAGCTGAAGTGGTATTTCGTTATCGTAAGTTTTCAATCGAAAAACTATAACTTATTGACATTATCATTAATCTTGTTATAATTGCCTTGTAGGCTTTGCAATAGGAGTAATTGAATGGTTACTATTACTGAGTCCGCTAAAGATTATCTCAATTCAGTACGTGGTGATGACTATGTCACTCTCGGTGTAAAGGGTGGTGGTTGTTCTGGTTTTCAATATGTATGGGATTTCAAGAGTAATTGGCCTGATGTAAAATGGAGCGATCCTATCGATGACGTACTTGTGGTTGATCCTGTCGCGGAATTATATATATTAGGTAGCACAGTTGATTATGTTAATGAATTAGGTGGTTCGTTCCTTGCGGTAAAGAACCCAATGTCAACGTCAAGTTGTGGATGTGGAGAAAGTTTCGGTATATGAAGATTGAAAATATTATTAGTATGTGGCAAGAGGATGTAAAGATTGATGAAACCGAGCTATCACGCGAAAGTCTAAACATCCCTCTCTTACATGGTAAATATCTAAAGCATTTCTCGGATGAGAGATTGAAGCTTCGTGCTCTTAAGATGAAGCACAAGCAACTGAGTACTCGCCTGTCTGATTATTACAGAGGCGATCTAAATAATCCTGAGGATCTTGCTGAGTTGGGTCGCGAACCTTACGAGTTCAAAAGACTCAAGCAGGAAGTATCTCATTATGTAGAAAGTGATTCTGAAATGATCCAGTTGAATACGAAAGTTGCGTATCAGCAGGAATTGGTTGATATCCTCGAAGAAATAATAAAGGCAATAAACACGAGGGGTTATGTCATCAAGAACAGCCTGGATTTCCTCCGATTTACTTCTGGACAATAGCAATGTAAAGGGTAACACCTTGATCATATCGAAGGAAAATGAAGTATATATGAAGATCGATGCAGAGCCTGTGATAAGACAGGAGCTGTCCGACTACTTTACGTTTACGGTACCCGGTGCTAAGTTTATGCCTGCGTATCGTACTCGCATGTGGGATGGAAAGATGCGGTTATACAACGCAAAGACAAAGGAACTATACCTTGGTCTATTACCGTATGTACAGGTGTTCGCCGAAGAGCGTGAATACGATATAGATATACAGGACAACCTCGATACACTAGAGAACCTGGCGGTTACCGATGCCAAAGAATTCATTGACCTATTGGGCACTACATTCGATCCCCGCGACTATCAGTTGGATAGCTTCATTCATCTTATTAGAAACAATAGAGGACTACTCGTTTCTCCGACTGCTTCAGGAAAGTCTTTCATTATTTGGTTACTAACTCAGTGGTATGGTGACTGTAAGACTCTTATCATAGTACCGACCACCTCGTTGGTTCATCAGATGAAATCAGATTTCGTTGAATATGGATCAGACGAGAACGACATTCATATGATTATGAGCGGTCAGGAAAAGAACACGGATTGTAGAATCGTTGTGTCGACCTGGCAGTCTTTATATAAAATGCGAAGGGATTACTTCTCTCAGTACGATGTAGTGATCGGCGATGAATGTCATCTATTCAAAGCAAAGTCACTCACGTCAATAATGACTAAGCTGCTCGACTGTAAATATAGGTTTGGGTTTACAGGAACGCTCGATGGAACGCAGACGCATAAGTTAGTACTCGAGGGATTGTTTGGAAGATCAAAGCAGTTCGTTAAGACGCGTGAATTGATTGACCAGAACGTTCTTGCAAACTTTAAGATAAAAGCTCTCGTTCTTAAATACAATGAAAGCGAGAAGAAGAAAGTATCAAAGATGAAGTACCAGGATGAGATCGACTTTATAGTTGGCCATCCACGAAGGACTAAATTTATAAAGAGCTTGGCGGCATCATTAACAGGAAACACTCTTTTGTTATTCCAATATGTTGACAAGCACGGAAAAATATTATATAATGAAATCAATAAGATTACGGCTAGCAATAGGAAGGTGTTCTTTGTATACGGTGGAACGAACGCGGAGACCAGGGAGCAGATCAGGGCTATTACCGAAGAGGAAGAAAACGCAGTCATTGTGGCTTCATACGGTACATTCAGTACTGGCATTAATATTCGCAATCTGCATAATATTATTTTTGCTTCTCCCACTAAGTCTCGTATTCGTAACCTGCAGTCTATTGGCCGTGGTTTGCGAAAAGGCGAGTCGAAAGATAAGGCAACTCTCTACGATATAGCCGATGATTTAAGAAATAAGAGTGCGGTTAACTATACGCTAAAACATTTTGCTGAACGAATTAAGATATATAACGAGGAAGAGTTTGATTATAAGATCTATAACATCAACTTATAGAGGAAAGAATTATGCTTGGTAACATAATGTATTTTAAACTAGTGAGTGGCGAACACGTCATATCTTTCGTTGATGCTGCCGACGAAGAATATGTTCTGCTTCACAAACCCTTACAACTCTTTTTACAGAATGGAATGAATGGTGCTGCTGTTCGTGTGGCTAAGTGGATACCGTTCGTAGATCAATCAGACATAACGATTAAAATTAAACATGTACTGATGCATGCCGAACCCAGCAGTGATATCGCTGACTACTATCTTGAGGCAATCGATGCCCTTGAAGGTTATGACCAACCAGACATTCAAGATATTGATTTAGAAGATGAACAATTAGAAGAGGACGTGACAATGGCTTTATATGAAAAGTTTGCGAACACGAGTATCATGGTGCACTGATGCCAAAGAAAAAGTCACAGCACTATGTAAACAATAAAGAGTTCCTGGCCGCGATGGTTGAGTTCAGGGAAAAAGTCGCAGCGGCTAAATCTGAAGGTAAAGATCGCCCACAGGTTAGTCAATACATCGGTGAATGTATTATGAAGATTGCTGTTCACCTATCCCATAAACCAAACTTCATTAACTATTCGTTTAAGGAAGAGATGATATCAGACGGAATCGAGAACTGTCTACAGTATATCGATAACTTTAATCCTGAGAAGTCTCAGAATCCATTTGCGTATTTTACGCAGATCATATACTATGCCTTCCTTCGCCGTATCCAAAAGGAAAAGAAACAGATGTACACTAAGTACAAACTGATGGGCGAGATGGAAGTAATGAATCTTACGAGTGATACACAGAAGCATGATTCGAGTTTCGTACCTCAGGGTAAGATGAACGAGTGGACTAAGGACCACGTTGGAAACTTTATTGAAAACTTTGAGGAGAGTAAGAGGCGTAAAAAGAACAAAAACACAACAGCCGTCGATGTACTTATTGGTGAAAAATGAAATTTGTTATCTTGATTATTATGTTCTTTGGAGACCCAACGTATAGCGGCGAGGATGCTGTGAAGGTTTTGGAAAGATATGGCAAGCCTCTAACGTTTAATACATTAGAAGAATGCGGTAAACATATTGAAGAAAATTTAGAAGAGCTAAAAATGTTTGGGAAGGTTGTATATCCGGAAGCTGCTGCGGTAAAGCAGATCCTATGTATACGAGCTCCGAAAGATCCTGAAGCATGAAGGCTGCTGTAATTACAGACACCCACTTTGGTGCAAGAAACGATAGCAAGGTCTTTTTACAATACTTCGGAAAATTTTACAAAGACGTCTTCTTTCCATATATAGAAGAACACGACATCAAGACAATATTCCACCTTGGTGATATCGTCGATAGACGTAAGTTTATCAACTATGTAACACTACGAGAGTTCAAGGATATCTTTGTTCAGCCGTGTATAGATCGTGGTATCAAGGTACACGCAATCGTAGGTAACCACGACATTCCGTATCGTAATACGAACGAGGTCAACGCGCTCAACGAGCTCTTTGGAGACAAACACCACCTCATCAGTGTGTACGCATCACCGGAGAATGTGACATTCAACTCGTGTGATATCGCAATGCTGCCTTGGATCAACAATGCGAACTATGCAGAGTCTATGAAGTTCGTAAAGAACACCAAGGCGCAGATACTCTTTGGCCATCTTGAGATCAAAGGATTCGAGATGTATCGTGGTATGCCAAACCCTCACGGGTTGGAGATGGCGCTATTCGATAAGTTCGACATGGTATGCTCAGGTCACTTCCATCATAAATCAAATCGTGGAAACATTCACTACCTTGGCAATCCATACGAAATGTTTTGGAATGATTATAACGATCAGCGCGGATTTCATGTGTTCGATTCTGAGAAAAGAGAGTTGACATTCGTCCAAAATCCGTATAGAATATTCCATAAGATATGGTACGATGATACCGATATGGTGCTGGAACAATTTATGGAGAGTTTCGATTTCGATTCATATAAAGATACCTACGTTAAGGTTATCGTTCAGAACAAAAGCAATCCGTACTGGTTCGATATTGTACTGGATAATCTATACAAAGCAAACCCTGCAAATCTTTCTATCGTCGATGATAACAAGAATGCAGATCTACAGAGTGAAGAAGAAATTATTAGCGAGGCAGAAGATACATTGACATCGTTATATAAGTATGTAGATCAACTCAACACTAACGTAGATAAATCAAAGCTTAACCAGCTGTTTGCTAATCTATACACTGAGGCACAGAACCTGGAAGTTTAATGATACGATTTCATAATGTTCGGTGGCAGAACTTTCTGTCATCCGGAAACACTTGGACTGAGATACAACTAGACAGGAGTCCAAATACTCTTGTCATAGGTGAAAACGGAGCCGGTAAGTCGACCATGCTCGATGCCCTGTGTTTTTCTCTGTTCGGTAAACCGTTCCGCAAGATCAATATTCCACAACTCGTTAACTCGGTCAATCAAAAGGGATTGATGTGTGAGGTCAACTTTACGATTGGATCGAACGAGTACCAAGTCATCCGTGGCGAAAAGCCAAAGAAGTTCGAGATATATAAGGACGGCATCCTTCTTAATCAGACTGCGTCTCGTCGTGAGTACCAGGTTCATTTAGAACAGAACATTCTCAAGCTCAACTATAACTCCTTTACACAGATCGTTATACTTGGATCATCGACGTTCATTCCGTTTATGCAGTTACCTGCTCACCTACGTCGTGATATTATCGAGGATCTACTCGACATTAAGATCTTCACAACAATGAACGCTCTATTGAAGGAACGCCTTGCGGATAATAAGCTTAAGGTTCAGGACGTTAAGAACGCTCTCCTTGTCGAAGACGAAAAGTTAAACCTCCACGAAAACTACATTCACGAGATCGAAACAAAGAACCGTGAACGTATTGCTAACCTTATGTCTGAGATTGAAAAGTCGGAATCGTCGATAAGTCGACTTGAGGTTTCTATCGACTCGAACAATACAAAGGTCAAAGAGCTACAGGATTCGATCACCGATGAAGAAGGCGTTCACAAGAGGTTAAAGCAGATACTTGATCTTGAGGTCAAGCTTGACGATAGAACTAAGAAAACCAATCGTGAGATAAAGTTCTTTGAGGATAACGATCACTGCCCTACATGTGATCAGGACATCGATGAGACGATTAAGAGCGCAAAGATCAAACAGGGTCAGGATAAACTCGAAGAGGTTGCTAACGGACTCGACAGATTACAGAAAGAACTCGATAAAGAAAACGAGCGCCTTCTTGATATTAGCGAAGTAAATAAGGAGATTCAAGAGTACCTTACTAAGGTAACCGATGACAATAACCAAATCTCTTCTCTGAACAAATACATAAAACAGATCAGAGAAAACATTGATACCGAGGTATCGGACAGCACGGATGTAAAGGCTGAGAATAAAAAACTTAAGGCTATGAAGAAGGCCATCGACGCTCTTGAGAAAAAGAGAAAGGATCATATCAACGAAAAGGAACTGCTTGATGTTGCGTATGATATGCTACGTGATAAAGGGATCAAGACTCAGATAGTACGTCAGTACATACCGGTAATGAATAAGTTGGTCAATAAATATCTGGCTGCTATGGAGTTCTTTGTGAGTTTTGAACTCGATGAAAACTTTGAAGAAACGATAAAGTCAAGACACCGTGACAAGTTTAGTTACTCTTCATTCAGTGAAGGTGAAAAGATGCGCATCGATCTTTCGCTTCTTCTTACGTGGAGGTCGATTGCAAAGATGAAGAACTCAACGAATACCAACTTGCTGATCCTAGACGAAGTATTTGATGCTTCATTGGATTCAAATGGTTGCGATGAGTTTCTTAAGTTGTTGAATGAGTTAGGTCAGGAAACAAATATATTCGTTATCAGTCATAAGGGCGATATCTTACAGGACAAGTTTCGCTCTGTGATTCGGTTTGAGAAACATAAAAACTTCAGTAGGATTGCGTAATGATTTTACATAAAGCTGACCCGGATCGAGCATACTTAGTTGAGGACGACCCAGTACGACCGAACATTAGCTATGCATTTAGAACGTCTGTTAACAAAGATTTCTTTGTATACGAGAATGAATTTACAGGTGACGCTGCAGCTTGTATATGCGTATCATATAATGATAAGGTTCCAACAACGATGCGAGAACTCGTTGAGTTTCCAGACTTTACCGATCCTCCTCGTATTGCTGTATTCTATACTGTTTGGTCCTATCAAAAGGGAGCAGGAAGAGATATCGTATTTAAGACGGTGGATTGGATCAAGGAGAACAAACCAGACATTCTTAGATTCGTAACTCTTTCTCCAAAGACTAAGATGGCAGAACGCTTCCATCTACGAAACGGTGCAGTTCTTTTATCTGAGAACGCTGAAAGCAATAACTTTGAATATAGGGATGTATGATGGGCGTATACACACTAATTGATAATTCAGATCCGATCCTCAAGGAAAAGACGGAACCATTCAACTTTGATGATCCACAGGTTCCACCCGAGCAGCTTGCAACCATGCTTGGCGAAACCATGATAAATGAGAACGGTATCGGTCTTGCTGCTCCTCAGGTCGGTATGAACCTGTCGGTGTTAGTGGTCGGCGATCCAACGAATAAAGAATCAGTCATCGCAATGTTCAATCCAAAAATTGTTGACACCTTTGGAGAGATGGTGTACTATATTGAAGGATGCTTAAGCTTTCCAGGATTATATGTAAAGATTAAACGTCCAAGTGGAATCCGAGTACGATTTACGGATATGAATGGAGAAACAACAACCACCAAGTATAACGGTATGACCGCAAGATCGATACAACACGAGTACGATCATCTTGATGGTATTCTCTTTCAGAGACGTGCAAATCGTATTCACCTGGAAAAGGCCAGGAAGGATTACAAAATGATGATGCGAAGAAGGAAGAAAGCAAGTGCAAGAAGTAAGTGAAGATACCATGTTTACCTACCTCGAAGGACTACGTCAGTCGGGTGTAACTAACATGTTTGGTGCAGCTCCATACCTCGAGCGTGAGTTTGGATTGGATCGCAATGAGGCTAAGAAAGTATTGATGGATTGGATGAAATCATACAAATGAGTGTGTATCCTGACATCAATACGATCCATCCTAATCGTTTGATCTCTTACTATATGATGAGCTCTTATCTCTATTATAAAAAAGATAAGAACGTTCTTTCCGATGGTGACTACGATAAGATGTGTACACGCATTCTTACAGAATGGAAAGACATTAAGCATCAGCATAAACGAAGAGTAAATCGTAAGTCTCTTGGAGCAGGCACGGGATATCAGATTAAGAACTATCCCACCATTGTAATGTCCGCCGCCGAAGGGTGGTATCAAGATTGGAGGAAAGAGTGTGAGTGCTGATTGGGTAAAAGATATGAATGATATGCATGCCAAGTACGGTGTGCATGAGTGGGTTAAGAACAACCCAGACAAACTAAAGAAGTTCCTCGAGTTTAGGATCAACTTCTTACAGGAGGAACTCGATGAAACTCAACAGGCAGCATTTATTTACGACGATCCTGAAGAAATTGTGGATGGTCTCATTGATCTTTGTGTTGTTGCTATTGGAACCTTGGATGCATTTGGTGTTGACGCCAATGCTGCTTGGGATCAAGTCCTAAAGGCAAACATGGCCAAGGAAGTCGGAGTCAAACCCGAACGACCAAATCCACTTGGTCTACCTGACCTAATGAAACCCGAAGGATGGCAACCGCCATCACATGAAGGCAACACCGGAAAATTTTGACGAAACTTATTTACATTCCTTACGATACCAATTATATTAGTTATATTGAGAGGAGTATACTATGAGTGAACGTGAGTCAGTTAAGGTTCTTAAAGAATGTATGGATCTACAAATCCGTAAGTCACAGGATTATCAGAACCCAAACTCAAACATTGTGCAGGCCATGCACTATCGTCGTGGTGTCGATACGATCCATGATATGATATGGCAGAAGTTGCTTCGAGCGCAGTCCGTGCTTGAAACAGAAGGCGATCCTAACTTTGAGTCCCTTGAGGATACTTACAAGGATATGATTAACTACTGCAGCTTTGCGGTATCGTATATGCGCGGTAAGATGGAAGGCCAGACTAAAGATAGGGACATGTTCAATGCAAAACGTAAGTGATGTCCGCCAATACTTTATCGATGAGTTGGCCGCTGAACGTTTCGTAACCGATAAGACCGGCGTCAAAACTATCGAGATGGTTGCGGCTCAGTTTGTAGTCGATGAACCTTCCATCTTCGGTAAGGTCAATGAGGATTATGTTCGTCGTGAAATGAATTGGTACAAGAGCATGTCTCGTAACGTATACGACATCGAGGCTCCTGTTCCTGAGATCTGGAAATCAGTCGCCGATAAGGACGGTAACATCAACTCAAACTACGGTTGGTGTGTATACTCCGAAGAGAACTATAATCAATACGAACGCTTGATTGACGAACTCAAGAAGAACCCAGACTCTCGTCGAGCGATCTTGATCTATACTCGTCCTTCAATCTGGGTTGACTTTGATGAAGGTGGTCGATCCGACTTTATCTGTACCAATGCTTGTCAGTATCTTATCCGAGACGATAAGTTGGTCTCCATTGTCAATATGCGAAGCAACGATGCCATCTACGGTTTCAAGAACGATGCAGCATGGCAGATGTACATACAGGATAAGATCGCCGATGAACTCGATGTTGAGACAGGTGATCTGATTTGGAATGCAGGTTCTTTACACGTTTACGAACGCCACTTTGAGTTAGTAAAATGATCATTGAGAACTACCAACTGAACGATGAGCAGATTGCTTATAGTGATAATATGGCTGCAGATCTATTCAGCAACTCAAGAACCAACTATAAGAACGAAACTCTTGCGCATAAAAAGAGACAGTGCTTAAAGGGAAATCTTATTGAGTTTGCAGTGATGAATATGTTACCGAACTCAAGACACGCTGGTGATGAAGCACCGAACTATGAGTTTGATATTATTACGACTCATGCCGATGTGCAAGAGGCATTTGGTTGGTCCTTGAAAAAAGAAGGTCGAGCGACGATTGAATGTAAGCATATGAGTCGTCAGGATTATAAACAAGAGCAGACGTTTATTACATTTGAGAAGGAACGTATCTTTCATGCACAAAGACATATCGATGCGATAGATTATGTTCTTGTAGCAGAGACGCTTAATCGTAACGATAAAGTATATTCCGGTGACATTGAGATACTTGGAATCTTTGCATCACACGTACTTTCTGATCGTCGATACATACAGAAGAGTAAATACAACGATAAGTATTTCTTAAAGAACTATCCTATTGAGGGACACAAAGTAGGTAAGTACTTTTGGAAATGATATCGTATAGCTGGCATCAAAAGTATCTAGGACTTGCAAAACATGTTGCGTCCTGGAGTAAGGATCCAAGTAAACAGATCGGAGCTGTAGCCGTCGGTAATGTCGGTGAGATACTTGCGACTGGGTTCAACGGTTTACCTCGTGGCATAGAAGATACAGAATTTAGGTTAACAAACCGTGAAGAAAAGTATAAGTTGGTTGTACATGCAGAGATGAACTGTATATACAATGCAACGCACAATGGTGTATCGTTGCGTGGAGCAACACTATATGTATGGGGTCTGCCTGTATGTAGCGAATGTGCAAAGGGTGTAATCCAAGTTGGTATCAGACACGTTGTGATGCCACACGAAGGAGACGTTATTCCCTTGAAGTGGGCACAGTCGTTTATGGCAACGGCAGACATGTTTGAAGAAGCCGGAGTGACTTATGAAAGAATCAGTCTTAGTGATGGGGATCAACCCATCGAGCCAAGCGTGGCGTAAGAACTGTTCGTTGGATCGTCTGCAGATTTGGATGACGGATCTAGGTTACGATCATTACTGCTTTAGTAACGTCATACCTTACGAAGGTGAATACAAGCTGAAGGATGTCGACCTTGAGTTTGTGAAGGAACAAACAATCGGCCACGATAAAATAATTGCACTAGGAGGATTCGTATCGACTGTCTTTCGTCGGTGTGGTATAGAACATTTCAAGATGCCCCATCCATCGCCTCTGAACAGAAGGCTAAATAGTAAGGAGTATGAACTTGAAATGTTGGATGAATGTAGGAGGTACTTATGTTAAACGTCGTCATCCCAGCCGCAGGTGAAGGTACAAGACTTCGCCCTTTATCATCAAACGTCTCGAAGGCGATGGTTCCCGTCAATGGAAAACCAACGATTGCTTATATCATTGAACAAGTAAGAAAGCTTGCTGATGTTGCGGAGATCGTAATCGTCGATGGTAAGTTCACTGATATCCGTGAGTTCGTTGAGTTACGATACGATGATGTTAAGTGTGTTAATCAAGGTTCTTTGGACGGACCAAGGGATGCCATCGCAAAGGGTGCTGCGTTACTAAAGGACCAAGACCTACCGTTGGTTGTATGGCTTGGAGATGCAATCATTCTTGATGATGATCTTCCACTAGGATCCGACTTTGTTCTTACGACAAAGGTTGATGATCATTCGTCCTGGTGTATGTACGATGGCGATAGGTACTACAATAAACCAAAAGAAAACATTCATAACGCAGAAGCGCTTGTTGGATTATACTCATTCTCAAAAGGCTTTCCTGCAAGACACCACTTTATAAACAATAAAGGATACGATATCAGCGAAGCCATCGATGCTTACTGTAATGACTTTGAGATCAAGATGAAATCGGTCAACACAGATCAGTGGTACGATATCGGTGAACTGCGTACATACTATAAAACATCGGCCGAACTTCTGAACCGTAAGAGTCGAGCATTCAATGATTTCAGTTACGACTCAATGCTCAACATTGTAACTAAGAAGTCTTTCGAAAGACCACAAACGATTGCACAGGAAAAGAATTGGTATCAGTGCATCAATGAAGAACAGAAACTCTTCACTCCTAAGCTCTATGATCGTGGTCCTTGGCTGAACCTATCATACGAGACAGGTACATTGGTATCGGATCTCTTTATGTTTGGCGATCTTACCGAAGGGACTACAAAGTACATCATCGATAGAACTTTGGATATTATCAGTCGATACTTCCACCAAGAGCCTTGTAAGATTGATGATATCATCGAGATCAATAATAATACAGAGAGACTATGGGTCAACAAGAGTATCAGTCGACTCAGAGGCCACTTCGATGGTGAATACGAAAAGCTATTGATAAGTATGGCTAGGTCTGCTGCTGAGAATACGATACCGGTCAAATGTATGCATGGCGATCTTCATGGAGGTAACATACTCTATAACAGCTCGAACGATCATATCACTTTTATTGATCCAAGAGGTGGTTTTGGAGATCTTCTTGGTTGTCACGGCGATGCTCTATACGATCTTGCGAAACTTGCTCATGATTTCTATCACGGATACGGAGAGATCGTAAACGAAGGCCAGTATAACATTTATGTGCAAGACGCATTTGTTGCAGCACTGAAGGAAAGACATCTTCCTGTAGATTTTATCATTGACCTTGGTGCATTACTTATGGCAACGTGCGTTGAACTACACGAAGATAAACCTGGCCACCAGTCCCTTATGATTGAAACAGTTAAGAGTTACCTCGATGAAAAGCATAGTGATTGATCTTGACCATACGATCTGTGTTCCTAACCTAGATATGCCTGATACATTTAATCGGTATGCACAGGCAAAACCGGTTCCAGAAATTATTGACAAAATGAAGGAACTGAGGTATAATGGTTTTAAGATTGTCATATCTACATCTCGTAGAATGGTGACTCACGATGGAGATATAAATAAAATCGTAGAGGATGTCGGACAGGTTACGATTGATTGGCTTGAAGAAAACGACGTTCCTTACGATGAATTGATATGGGGTAAGCCATATTCATCGACGTATTACGTTGACGATAAGGCCATGACTCCATCTGATTTTGTGAAATGGGATATATCATGAAACGCATAGCTTTCGCTAAGGTTGGTAAATCTATCAAGTTTGCATCAGCTTTCTCTCCAATAGGTGGAGATAACGAAGCGCCTGCGATTTTACGAGCTTTAGCAAATAATAATCCAAATATCACCTTTTATATTGTCGGTCGTTCCGATTTTCATAAGCTAGATGAAATAAAAGTTCACGAATTGTTTCCATATGGGAATGTGGTTGACGTCTGGGGTAAAACCCGGTTTCTAAGTGAAACTGATAAATTTAACCATATTATACAGCAACATAAGAAATACGACTTTGAGTACGGTATTATGATGTTTGGCCAAGTTGGCACGGTTACAATCCCAGGCAGGATCGAACAAGTAAGGAATCGTGATCTGATTGCATCCGTCATCGATATGACAAAGAACTATACGTCTCCTATTACAATGTGGATGAACGAGTGTAAGGTTCCATACGTTGAGATCCAAAACGATCCACGATATCACTGCAACCAAGCAAGGGACATCTTTCATCTTCCGAATGTAACTCTCAGTCAGTATGATTATACTTTACAGGCAAGTCATATGAAGAGCTATGAGGATCAGGACCGAATCACAACGGATGTAAAGGCTGTGTATGCCGGTATGGAGATGGGGTTCTGTTATAATCGCCCATATCCTACACTTACGGATTATAAGAAGAGCGTTCCCTTTACGGTTGTACTCAACGAAGGATCTCCATCAAGATAC